ATGTCGCACTCCAGCTCGATCGAGCCCGCCACCATCTCGGCGCGGCAGACCTACCAGATCACAAAAGGATTTACTGCCCGCCTGAGCGGTCGAAGCAAGCGCGGCCCGGATCACGGTGAAGGACGCCGGATCCCGCACAAGCACAGCTACGACGTCGCAGACTCTCGTGCTCGACCATGGACGAGGATCGGCGACGGGTCTGTCGGGCAAGGCTTAGCCCACCGAGAGGCGTTGCTGCAGGCCGCGGAGGAATGGTACCATCAGGGTTGGAAGGAGACGCCGGCGTCGGACGTGCGCGCCGCTCGCGCGAAGCATGATGAATTGCAGGCGGAGCATGCCGCTCTTGCCGCGGCGTCACCAGCCGAGATCCCACCAGGGCGACCAGCTGCCATCCGGATGGAGCTATCGCGGCTGCGGCAGGTGATCGAAGGTGCCGACCGCCGCCTTCGTCGTATCGACGTATCTGTCCTCAAGGCGCTCTTGCGGCACCTCGACTTCGCGACAGGCCGACTTTTTCCCGAGCACAAGACGATAGCCGAGGCCGCGGGATGCCACCCGAACAGCGTGAAGGGCGCGCTGAATCGCCTCAAGGCGCAAGGCTTCGTGTCCTGGGTGCGGCGCACGATCCGTACGGGGAACGAAGGCGAACGCGGACCCCAGCGCGAGCAGACCAGCAACGCCTACCATTTCGAGCATCGCGAGAAGATGCCGACCCGTCTCTGGCAGCGTTACGCGCTGATCCTGGCGGCGAAGCTGCGCCGCCTCGGCCGCGTACCCGCTGCGCTCACGAACGCGCCTATCGCCCTCCTGAGCGCAGCTGGACCGGTGATGGCGGGGGCTTCTGACCTGAGAAGCGCGATCCACAGCCTGGGTGCTTCGATCCGTAACGCAAGGACATAGAATGTCCTCTATCCACCTCAAGGGGTTGAAGGGATAAGGAATGGGACCGCCTAAGGGCGGTCCCATGCGCAGATTGAGCATCCCCCCACGCCGCAACGGCACGACTCACCCACTCGATCGCCAAGACCCGGCTGTCGAGCGTGGCGGCTTGCGCCGCCCCGATGCTGCCTGGGGGGGATGGAGCACGAACGGTGCCAACCGCCCCGACCGCGGAGCTCGAGGCGCGGTCAGCCCGTCAGGATCTCGGCCCAGGTCTCGAACAGTCGCCGGCGTGGCGCGAGCTGCTGGGCGCGGTTGTACGCGCTCTCGACCTTCGCCACGGATCCGTCCTCTCGCTTGAGGACGTGGCCTAGCGCGCGATCGATCACGCCCCGCTGGTCCGGCGCCTGCTCGTTCATGATCGTCGAGAAGGTAGCGCGCCAGCCGTGCGGGACATGGCGCCGCGCGAAGCCCGCGCGATCATAGAGCGCGCCGATCGCGCCCTCGCCGATCGGCGCCGCGCCGCCTCGGCCCGGGAAGATCAGCTCGCCGGAGTCGCGATCCGCATCCGCAGCATGCATATTTGCATCGCCAGGATGCATATTGGCAACGCGCAGCGCGCGTGCGGCGCGCAAGACGTCGACCGCGGCCGGCGCCAGCGGCACCAAATGATCGTTCGCCGCGTCGCGCTTCTTCGCCGCCGCGAGCTTCATCCGCGCGGCAGGCACGCGCCAGAGCGGCTCGGCGCCGTCCAGGTCCTCGATCTCCGGCCAGCGCGCGCCGCGCACCACCGCGAGGCGCACCGCGGTGAGCGCGAGGAAGCGCGAGGCGAGCTTCACCGCCGCGCCGGCGTCGACGAGCTCGGCCGCGGCGAGCAGCTCGCGCGCGTCGGCGATCGTCGTCACCGCCGGCTGGTGCCGCGGCGCCGGCGCCGGCGCCAGCGCGCGGCCGACAACGGCCGCCGGGTCGATCGAGCACCAGCCCTCGCTGATCGCGAGCGCGAACACGTCCGAGATCCGCTGCCGCACGCGCGAGGCGGTGACGATCGCGCCGCGCCGCTCGATCGCGCGGACGATGCGCAGCACCGCCGGCGAGTCGATCGCGTCCAGCTCGAGCGGGCCCAGCTCGGGGAACACGTCGGCCTCAAGGCTGGCGAGCACGTCGCGGGCGTGGACCGGCGTCCAGCCGGCGAGCTGCTGCGCGTGCCAGGCGCGCCCGGCACGTTCGAAGGTCATCGCCGTGGCGATCGTCCGCGGATCCAGGCCGCGGCCGAGCTGCTCGCGCGCGGCCTCGGCCCGGGCCCGTGCGGCGTCGAGCGACACCTCCGGCCACTGGCCAATCGTCAGGAGCTGCTCGTGGCCGGCGAAGCGGAAGCGCCAGCGAAACGACTTGCGGCCGGTCGGTGCCACGAACAGGTGCAGGCCCCGCTCGTCAGCGATCTTGTAGGCGGCCGCGCGCGGCCGCGCGGCTTTCACCGCGGCGTTCGTGAGCATATCAATTTCCGCTTGTTGGAGCTTCGAGCGCCGCGATTCGCGCACGCCCGTGTTCCACGTTCGAGGAACGCGGATGATCTACGTTGACGCCTTCAAATTAGTTGACGCGATCACCGACCGCGCGAAACGAAAAGCTATCAAAGGTCGGCTGGACTACTACTCAAAAGCGCACTGGGCTGGGAGTGATCTTCACCTAGCGCGTGAGACGATTAAACTGATCGTTAGGAGGGAGGAAGCACAAGGATACGGCCCCCTCTCTCCCGACGATGTTCTTATCGACGCTGGTCTTGGCGCTCGTGCCTTCCTTTTATACGCCGAAGCGACCAGCAAATTTGATCCGTCGAAAGCGCTTAATGACGAGCAGAAAAGACGGCACGAAGACTTGAGAAACATTCGAAGAAAGGCTGTCGCTCACCGTGAGCATTTCGAGCACCCGAGTGGATCGTGGCTCGAATCGCACACCGTCTTTGAGCTTGAGGGCTTCGAAGCAAACCTTCGCTGGTATTCTGACCGAGCAAATTATTTGGGAAGCGCGTTGTTGGACATGGTGACGCTTATCGACGTCATCGAACCATGGATCATGGCGAAGGCCTCGGAGAAGGAGGACGAAATCTATGCTGAGTTGGAGGACGCTTGGCAGCGCGGTCTTCTCGAGCGCGGCCCGGGCTTAATCGCTCGTGTCCAGCGCGAGGCCCCGCCGATGTCGAGCGAAAGGACTGCTCGGGAGCACCTCGTCATCGATGGTCTGGTCGACCGTTCAAGCTGATCGCGGTGGAGGTTGCCTCCGCCTCGGTGTGCGAGCCGATGGCGGATTTCTGCGGGTGTGCGGGGTATCCGCTGGGGCTCGATACCCCGACCGATACCCCGCGCTGATCAGCCGATGTTGCTGACGACCAGCTCGGTGACGCGCTTTGCCGTTCCGGTCGACCTGGTCGCAATTGACCAGGCAACATCGACGTCGACGGTGCGGAACCGGCTGAATACGGCGCGCGACCCTTCGGTCGCGTTAATCGACAGCACGAACTTGCCGCGGATCCCGGCGAGCTGCTCGGCGAGCTGCTCGAAGTCGCCGCGCGAGAACACCTCGGCGCCGTAATCGTCCTCGGAGCCCCAGTAGGGCGGGTCCAGGTAGAAGAGCGTCTCGGCCGAGTCGTACCGTCGGATCAGGTCAGCGTAGGGTAGCCGCTCGATCGTCACCGGCGCCAGGCGCGCGCCGAGCGCGCGGATCTCGGCGCGGAGCGCCGCATAGTCGAAGCGGGATGGTCGACCAGCCGAGACGCCGAACGTTCGTCCAATCACCTTTCCGCCGAACGTGAGCCGCTGCAGGTAGAGGAAGCGCGCTGCGCGCTCGATGTCGGTCAGCGTGTCGGGATCGACCCGGCGCTGGCGGTCGAACTCGTCGCGGCTGGCGAGCAGCAGCTCGACCTCGTCGACGAGCGGCTCGAAGTGGCGCCGGGCGACGCGGAAAAGGTTGGAGACGTCGCGCGAGATGTCGTTGATCACCTCGGCCGGCGCGACGCGGCCGCGGCGCAGGAAGATCCCGCCCATGCCGACGAAGGGCTCGACGTAGGTGCGGTGCGGCGTCGTATCGATGATGGCGCACAGGCGCTTGGCCAGGTTGCGCTTGCCGCCCAGGTACGGCGCAAGAGGCCGAGCGGCGGTGGTGGTTGGCATGTCGGGGCTTTCTCTGCGGGAGGAAGCGCTCGGCTACGCGCGCGGGATCGCGCCGATCGGCGACGATCGACGGGCCTGCACCAGTGCGGCGCAGGATCTCGGCAGCGGCTCTCGGCCGCGAGGATCTGGTGGAGGTGCTGCGCGGCCAACCGACCCGAACCGGGTGGTTAGCCGCGCAGACCCAGGGAACTACGCCCCGCGTATTCCCCCGAAGGGTCTTGTATTAGCGGGCCACCCGGCGAACCGGTGACCCTGGGATGCCGCGCGCGCGGGCCGGTCCTCGCGGCTAAGCTCCGACCGGCGCCGGGGAGTATGGCACCGAGGCGAACGGCGCGGAAGCCTATCCGCGCAGGCGGCGGACCAGCTCCTTCCACTCGCGCTCGCTGCGCGGGCCCCACTCGGGCCCGGTCGGCTGGTCGAAGGTGAGCCCAAGGCGCACACGCTTGCCGCGGCACCTGGTGCAGCGAAGCCGGTCCTGGACCAGGTGCAGCCGGCCGTCCCAGAGGTGAGCGAGGAAGTATCGAGAGAGCTTCGGCCCATCGATGACGGCGCGGTGGCCGCAGGCGCAGCGCACCGCGACGTTGCCGCGCGCGGCCAGCTCGGAGAGCGTCTCAGGTCGGAAATTGGCGCCCATCGCTCGACCAGCATGCCGGAACATGGCGGGAACGTAAGGGCTGGCGATGTTGGATTTTCGGTGCTCGATGGGGCGCCGTCATGCAGCACCGCCGACTCGAGACCCTGGACGATTACGACGAGCGCGGCTTCTCCGCGCATGTCACCTGCAGCTGCGGCCGCATCGAGCTCGTCCCGATCTGCACCCTGCGCGCCGCATGCGCGCGGATCGGCGCCGGCGAGACGATCGCGGCGATCGCGCCGCACCTCCGTTGCCAGAAGTGCGGCGCGAGGTCGCCGACGATCATCCCCTTCCGAGCGCCTTACTGACCCAGGATCAGCCGGGTCATCGCGCTCGCCTCGGCGAACGCCGCGGGCGCGGCCTCGTGGAGGTCATCGGAGAACCAGCCGCCCGACTGCGCGCCGACGCGGCCGCCGAACATCGCCTCCTCGTCGAGGAAGAGCGCGCCCTTCGACGCCGCGAGCGCGCGCAGCTGCGGCTTCCACGCGGCGCGGGTCGCGTCCGTACCGCCACCCGCGGTGGTGCCCGCGACCGCCGGCCAGATCACGATCACGTCGCCGCTGAGCTGCGCCTTGTCGATGATGGTCGACTCGTTCGCCAGGAACGTCGCCAGCGTCTGCCCCTGGTTGAGGTCGTTGGTACCGAGGTTGATGACCGTCAGGCTGGGCGCGTAGGTCGCGAGGGCGTTTGCCGGCGACCAGGCGTTGGCGGTGTCGGCCTGGAAGCCGCTCTGGACGCCGGCGACGCCGAAGTTGGCGATCTCGACGGCGGGGGTGGCGCTGTCCCAGGCGACCAGACCGACGAAGTTGAAGTTACCTCCGCCGGTGCGCGCGATCGAGATCGGCGAGTTGTCCTTCGTGGTGAAGGTCACGTCGGCCTTGCCGAGCGCTGCCGTGCCGTTGGAGGTGAGGTTGAAGGTCTCCGGCCCCTTCGTCACCGTGAAGGTCGCGGCACCCGGCGTCTGGACGAAGTAGAACGACGCGCGGTCGACCGCCTTCGCCGGCGTGAACGTGCCCGCCGTCGTGCCGCCGGAGTAATAGGCTGCGCCGCCGAGCGAGATGTTGCCACCGCCCCAGCCCGAAAAGCCGGACAGCTTCGGGTCGTACGAGACCGCCTCGGCCATCGTGCCCGCACCGCCGGCGCCGAAGATGGTGTCGGTGATGGTGGGCACGCCGGCGTTGGCGAGCAGCTCGCCCACGCGGCGCGGCTTGCTCTTCGGCGCGGCGCCCGCGAGCGGGAAGAAGCGGGTCTTGCTGTCGCCGACGAAGGCGATGCGGATGTTGCCCGAGACGCCGGCGCGTAGCGAGTTGAGCGCCTTGCGCCACTTCGGCAACGCCGCGCCGGCGTAGGGCGTCGGGACGCCCGAGGCATTCGACAGCGTGGCGACGAGCGAGCCGATCGGCGCCGACTTCGTCGAGCCGTTTTGGATGACGCGGACGCTCTCGTCCCCGTTCACCGTGGTGACGGTCTGCGCCGCGACCGGCGTAGCGGCGGCAACCAGGGCGAGCGCGAACGCGCTCACCCGCATAAGCAGGTTTCGCATGGTGGTTCCTTCATGTTGAAGCTGGATCGATGCAAGAGCTCTGCGGATGATCAGAGCCCCTTGGGCCACGCGTCGACGAGCAGCTGCCGCCGCGCGTCGCACTCGGCGAGCGACACGTCCCCTTCGCGCATCGCCCGGAGCATGTCGGCCGAGGACATGGAGCCGTCACTCTGGACGGACAGCTCGCTCGGTCGGCACGGCGTCAGAGCCGCCGCTGGTGGAGGGCGCAACCGCAAAGAGATCGGCCCGGTCCTCTGCGAAGCTACGCACCCCGTCAGGAGCAAGGCAGCGAGTACGGCCGGCATCAGTTTGAGCATATTTCCTCACGGTGTTGGTGGAGCGGACGATCACAGGTCGCTGAGCGGCGAGCCGGTCGGCGAAGTTGGCGTTGCCTTTCGCCTCGCGCTGCGCGTTCGCGGTCTCGAGCTCGGCGAGCTCGCGGCGCGCGCGCTCGGCCGCGGCGGTCGCCTGGCTGCGCTCGAGCGCCAGGTGGTGCCTCGCGTCGGCGAGCTGCGCGCGCATCACCAGGACGGCGATCGCCAGGCCGACGATCGGCAGCGCCGGCCAGAACCGGCGCAGCAGCGCGAATGCCGCGGCGGGGGTCACGCTGCGACCTCGCCATGAGTCTGGGCCTTCAGCTCGGCGAAGTCGCCGAGGTAGAGCGCGGCCTCAGCCGCGCGCCGACGGATCAGCCCGCTCGAGATCTGCCCGTTGCTCTTGTTGAAGAGCGCGAACGCGCGCGCCGCCGCGTCGATCTCGCCGGCGCGGTGGAGCCGGAGCACGGTGGAGCTGCGGAACGCGCCCTTGCCGATGTTGTAGGCCAGCACGACCATGGCGCCGAACTGCGCCGCGGTAATCGGCGCCCGGCCGATCGCCGCCAACACCGCCGGCGCGAAGTCGCGCGCGAGCAGCTGCTCGAACATGGCGTCGGCCTGGTCCTGGGTGATGCGGTCGCCCGCCTTCACTCGTCGACCGTCGGGATAGTAGGTCATCCCCCAGCCGATCGTCCATTTGCCGGCGGGACAGAGGTAGGCGACCAGGCGGCACCGCTCGAAGTGGTGCAGCAGCGCGATCGCCAAGGGTCCGACCTTCATCGCCGGCGCCGGCGAGCTGATCAGGCCGAGGCGGTGCGCCGCGGCCGGCTGCGGCACCGTGCGCGCGACGGCGACGGCGACGAACAACGCCAAGCTGATCCAGGCCTGCAGGTGCTGGGGCAGCAGCGCGCGCAACTCGGGCGGCATGCTCGACCAGGCGGCCTGCAGCGCCGTCGGGTCGATCGTGAGCAGCGAGGCATAGATGGCGGCGCCGATCGCGGCGATGCGGACGGACCAGGCGTGCGTCGAGGCGCGCGCCCGCTCGAGGATGAGCGTCATGGGAGGTTCCTTGCGGGAGGGGTCAGGGCCGCTCGGGCGTGCGGCGGATGAGGAGGTCGAGCTTCGCGTTGATCGCCGCGAGGTTGGCCTTCATGTCGCTCTGCTCGACGCTGCTCGTGTCAGCGCGCACCTCGAGCTTTTCGATGCGCCGCGTGTTGTCGTCGAGCTTGCCAAGCATCTTCCCACCGGCGACCAGCATGCCGACGATGGTGAGCATGATGGTGAGGACCGGGATGAGGTCCTTCCAGGGCGCGCGCGCGGCCGCGGGCGCCACGACGACGGCCGTGGCGGTGGGTGTATCAGTCATGGGGAGGTCTCCGCGCGGGTGGCGCTGGTGGGTGCCTCGAGGCGGGGACCTCGAGGCGAGCTTACTTCTGCGTGCCGTCCGGATAGGGTGCGGCCTCGACCCAGTTGCCCAGATCGCCGCTCGGCGCGGGGCGCTTCGCCGGGGTGCAGGCGCAAGCCAGCGCCGCCGCGGCCAGCGCGGCCGCGATCGTCATCGTCTTCATAGTCGGTCTCCTTGGGGTTAAGGCTTCCAGGTCCAGTCAATCGCGGCGTAGGCGGCTCGCTTGGCGGCGGCAGTGGTCGCCGCCTTGATCGCGCGAATGGCCTCCAGCTCGATCGCCTCCCATGCGGCGATCTGGTCTTCGACGGTGTCGAGGCGCGCCTCGATTTCGCCGATGATCACGTCGATCGTGACGCCGCGCAGCTTGGCCTGCGCCATCGAGAAGCGGAACTTGCGCTTCTGCTGCGCCGCGGAGAGCGTGGCGAAGCCGGGCAGGAATGAACTCAGCGTCGCCGTCAGCGCGTTCGTGACCGGCATGCCGAGCGCGCCAGAGAGCGAGCGGAAGTCGAGGACCTCCTGCTGCTTGCGGCTATACTTCTTCTGCTTGCCGAAGTTGGTCGAGTAGATAGCCCGAACATTGGCCTCGTTCGTCGCCTTCACGAGCGCCATCAGGCTCGCCTCGACGGTCGCAAGGTCCTCGACCCAGGCCGGGGCGATCCACCGCATCACCGCCTGGTCCGGCACGGCGTCGATCCGCCACGCCTTCTGCTTCGCCGCGTCCCACGGCCAGCCGTTGTCCTTCGGGTGGCTGCCCACACTTGGCGTCGGATAAGCCGCTGCCAGCACCGTCGTGCCGGCGACGTCGGTGATCGTCCAGTATTGCATCAGCTGCCATCCGCCAGGACGACACCGCTGGTGTCGCCGGTCTGAACGCCCTGGTACTTGCGCAGGAAGAGCCCGAGCTCATAGCGCGCCGACCCGACGTTGACCTGCTGAGCCGCGTTGATCGAGCCCGGCTCGTTTATCGGTTCCGACTGGTTGTTGTTGTTGATGCGCGCCTGCGTGCCCTGGACTGCCGGCAGGTAGGACCAGGCGTTGCTCGTGCCGGCGAGCCGATAGCCGACCATCGCCTCGAGATAGACGTTGCCCTGCCCCGCCGCGGAATACTCGATGCTCATGTTCGTCCGCAGCACCCCGTTGAGCACGGACACGGTCACCGTGTTGAGCGGGATGCTGGGGTAGGACGTGCTCGAGATGCTGTACCCGGCCGCACCCATCGACCCAATCTCCGGCTTCTGCGGAGGCGGAGGATCGCGCTGCAGGGAGATTGGCACCTTGATGGTGTAAGCCTGCCCTTTGTAGGTGCCGGTGACACGCACGTAGCCCGACGCGGTGACGCTGTTGAAGGTCACGAGCCCCGACGACGTCATCTGCCCGGTGCAGCCCGAGAACTCAGGCACCGTCCAGTCGACCGAGGTCGATACATTGTTAGGCCCCTCGGTGTAGGTGAAGACGATCACCTGCGCGAGCTGGCCCGACTTAAGCGTACCGTTCGCCTCGGCGAGGAAGGTCAGGCTGCTGACGGATGCGGTGAGCGCCAGCGCGGCCGGGCCCGGCACGGTGCTGTCGGCGCCCTTGGCACCGTCTCGCACCTTGGTGACCGTGGAGCCCGTGACGACACCGGCCACCAGATCGGTGGCTACGTTGACGGTGTAGAACCCTTTACCGCCTGCGGCCACGTCGGCGTCAATGACTGCCACGCTCCACTGACCGCTCGCCCGGATCGTCAGGTTGTCCGGTCCGGTGCTGGAGAACAGCCCGGGGTAGTTGTTGACGTGGTCGATCGCCCGGCCCCACCCGAGCTGAACCACCCCCTGCGAGTTGATGACACTGAAGTACGGGTCGACGGGTGAGTTGAAGCGCGTCGTCTGAAACGAGATGTCGTAGAAAGACGGGCTGCCATCCGAATTATACTTCTGCGTGGTGGCAGAGGCGGACAATTTGATGTCCGGGAGCGCGGGGGACACCGGCTTGAAGTCGATGTTGCTCAGGATGGCGCCCGGCGTGTTGAGGCTGCTGTCGAAGAAGAACGTGCGGTTGAGCCCCGCATCCACGACACGCGCAACGTCTCCGTTGCGGAGGTATGTCACGTACCGACCGTTGTAGACCACCTGCAACAGGGTGTTCGCGTCATAGCCGCCGGCAACCACGCCGATATACGTGCCGCTCTCGTAGATCTGGAGGTTGTTGCCGTCTCCGGTGACGAACCATGCGTAATCGAGGGACCCGTAGCTGGCGTCAGTCCGAGGATCGCTGTTGAGACCAAACATGATCCCGCCATCGCCGGGAGAGGCCTGTCCGCTTGCCGCAGCGCCCCCGGTGTACCCGACCGTAGAGTATGCGTCGCTGTCCCAGTCGATGATTGTGCCGGCCGTGGCCTTGCGGATGGTCCGCCCTGACACCGAGGCGTAGCCTCGCGTGTCCATGCCGAAGGGCGGGCCGAGGTAGCGAGACCACGTGTAGAGGCCGGGGATCTGCGGCTCGGTCGGCGAAGTGCCGCTCGCGGTCCCCACATAGGAGCGCGACCCCGCCTCACCCGTGGTAAAGTTGATCGTGCCGTCCGGGCTGTCGGCGTAAGCGAAGTACGGGTACCAGGTGTCGCCGTTCTTTCCGGCCTCGCCCGGCAAACCGTCGGTGCCCCTGCTCCCACCGATCGCGAACGTGATGCCGGTGATCTGCTCGCCGGCGTCGCGGAAGAGGGCGAAGGCGCCGTAGAGGGACTCGCCGACCGTGTTGACCGGGTGCGAGTAGATCTCGCCGAAGCCCTCCATGCTGTAGCGCACGATCTTGCCGTCGCTGACGATCAGGCCGCGCGCGCCGGCGGGCGCCGACCACCCTTGCGGCTGGCTTTCCCAGACCGGAGTGCCGTTTCGCCAAACCGAGAAGAGGTTGCGATCGCTGCTCAGGTGAAGGCCATAGTCGATCGACCCATAGCTGGTGTCGGCCGAGGGGTCGGTGGTGAGGCCGATGAAGGTGTCGATCAGCATCTTGCCCGAGACCGACGCCGATCCGGTCGAGAACTCGGCGGTGCGGGCCTTGCCCACCCAATCGTTGCCGGAGCCGGCGACCTTCGCGATCGAGCTCGGCGACGGGAAGGTGCAGTTGCCGACGTTGATCAGTGCAAAGGCGCTGGCACCATCTTGGCCACCAACGCCTTCGAAACCGCCGGTTGTCACAGGACCGAGGATCAGGCGATCGGAGACGGCGCCGCGCATGCGATAGCGCACCCCGACTTCGTACTGCGTCGAGGCGGTGACGCTGGCGATCTCCTTGCGGGTGACCGTCGCCGGCTCGAGGCTTGCCCCCGTCCAATTCACGTCCGGCGCCGCGCCGGCGATGTACGGGCGATAGTCGAAGATCACCTCGTCGGCGCTGATTCGGTCGGCGTGGCCGATGATGACCAGCGCCGGCGTCGCCACGCCATCGGCCGAGAGCGTCGTGCCCTCGACCGACCAGTCGTCAGCGTCAGGCGGCGAGCGGTCGATGCCGGGGTTGCTCAGGTCAGGCGTAGGCGGAGGCGTGCCGGTCTTGCCGAGCGCGAAATCGTGCTTGCCGGCGGTTTCGGTTCGGCAGGTGAGCGTCGCACCCAGCGTGCCGCCGTCGATCTCGCGCTGCCGCACCACCACGTCGCGGCCGATCAGGTTCGCTTCCGGGATCTGGAGTGTGATGCAGTCGCCCGGACGGTAGCCAAGTGCATAGACCTTCGCGGGCACGACGATGCCGTCGAGCTCACGCGCGTTGAGCATCTCGTAGAGCGCGACCTGGGCGCCCTGCTTGGCGTCCTGGATCAGCGGGTAGCTGACCTCTTTGGGCCGACTACCGCCATCGATCGCGACATAGTCCGGCACGACGACGGGATCGAGCGGCACCATCTCCCAGCCATGCGTCTCGAGGCGCACGCTCGGGATGATGGTGTTGCGGCGCAGGCGGCGCGACACGGTAGCCGGCACGTCGACGTCGCCCATCACGTCGTTGGACGTGATCGTGCCGATCGACACGCGCGGCGCCGAGAAGGCGAGGGAGAGCTGCGCGCCCACCGGCAGCGGCTCGGCCGAGCCCGCCTGGCAGATCATCTTCAGCACGTCCCAGCCGTCGTCGGTGGTCGTGTAGACCAGACCGCCAACAGTCCAGCCGTTGGCGTCGCAGACGTTCGACCACTCGACAAACGGCGCCAAGTCGAGGCCGCTGGCCGGCAGCCCGCCGCCCGCCATCAGCACGCCGTTCTGATAGTGGCCGTATGCCCAGGTGATCGCGTGCGGTCCCGGGTTCTGCGAGTAGACGTACGTGCTCGGCTGACCCAGCCGGCAGGCGCCGGCGCCGCCGGGATAGGTCGAGTCCTGGCGCGGATCGTAGACGTAGACGCCCTCGATCACGCGGCCGCGCTCGGGCACGCCGTTCGGGAACTTCTCGCCCTTGCTGTCGAAGTCGAGGCTCCAGATATCGGCCGCCAGGCCGGAGAGCTTCGACGACGCGCCCCAGCCCGGGAAGGCGCCGAACGGGCCGGTCAGCGCTGCTGGCTCCGGGCATGCGCCGAGCTGGGTACGCAGCCACATGTTGCCGGCGAAGCTGCCGATGGCGGCGCCAGCGGCGTTGAAGGCGACAGGCGACTTGTCGATCTGCAACGGTCCAATCGACTTGACCGGGCCCAGCGAGTGGACGGTGACCCAGCTCTCCAGCTGGTTCTTCATTTTCGACGTCGGGTTGTTGTAATACTGCCGGTGCACGACGTTGCCGCCGCTCCAGGAGCGGCCGAGCATCACCGGAATACCGGCTTCCTTGTCGATCTTGAACTTGGTCGCGTTGCCCCCGACCGTGCCCTTGGGCGCGGCGGCTGCTGCGGCGATCGACAGCACGCCAGCCGTCGCCGACAAGGCCGCGCCAACGGTGCTCAGCGTCGCCGCACTCACGCCGATCGTACTGGCGGCGATCAGGCCACCGCCTACGGCAGCGCCGACGCCAGTCGCGACGAGGGCGGCGGCCCCCACCACGAAGGCCGCCGTGCGCAGTGCTTTCATGTCGATCGACCTCAGGCTTTGATCGGGATCCGCCAGGCGGCGACGTAGGCGACGGGCTGGATGACCGCGGCGCCGACCGCGTCCTCGACGAAGCCGCAGGCGCGGCCGTTGTTGAGCACCACTGCGAGACAGCCGATCGGCGACTCGGCCGGCAGCGCCAGCACGTCGGCCGGCAGCGCGGCGGCCGGCGCGACACGCTCGAACCCCATCGCGTCCATGGCGGCGGGCAGATCGGCGTAGCCGCGCGCGGCGAGCGCCTTCACCGCGCCGCGCAGCGACGCATAGCTGCCCGATGCCGGCAGCTTCACCCTGTGGCCCATCCGGCGCAGGTGACCCGCCACCATCCGGGCGCAATCATTGCGGCCGAGGCGGAAGGGCTTGTCGCGGACCGCGTCGAGCGTCGCCTGAGCGGCGTTCACGCGCTGCACCAGCTCGTGCATCAGAAGGACCTCGCGTAGGCGGCCGAGCCACCACCACCGCCGGTGCCGTAGGTCACCCCGGAAGGGACCTTCTCGACACCCCAGTAGGAGGTCTTCTCGATGCCGGTCATGTTCGCCAGCCCGGTTTCGCCGGGCCAGACCATCTTGTGGAAGGCGTCCGACAGGCGGGCGCCGGTCTCGGTTTCGTGGAAGCGCTCGAGCGCGGACACGCAGCGCCACTCGACGGTGCGGGTCGACTTGCCGACGCGCAGACGCGCCACGTCGAGCTCGCCGGCGAACACCTGCAGCGGTTCGGGTACCAGCACGCCGGTCGCGCGGTCGACGACGCCCAGGTAGCCGTTGACCAGGCTGGTCTGGACGTTGGCTTCGGTGAGGTCCTCCACCGCGGTCTCGCCCGGCGGGGCGAAGGTCAGCGTCCAGTCCGGCGCCTCGTCCGCCACGCCATCGGTGAGGTTGCCGGCCGCGACCAGGACGCCGAAGCGCGGATCCTTGCTCAGGAACTTGCGGTCGCCCCAGAGCAGCTCGCCGGCGCCGACCAGGTGCCGCAGCGTGTACCCGGGCAGGAAGATCTCGACCATGGGCGCGATCGGATCGCGGCCGGCGCGCAGACGCGCGGTCATCTCGGGCGTGAGCCGAAAGGTCATGCGCGCTCCGAGATCACCAGGCCGAGCGGATCGATCCGGTTGCGGATCCACTTCGCGCCCGAGAAGCCGGTCAACTTGCCCTCGATCCGCGGCTGCGCGAGCTCGACGATCTCGCCATCCACGGTGAGGAAGCGGAGCATCGGCCAGATCGGAAGCGCCACCTTGCCCGCGCTCGAGACCACCGAGGCCGCGGTGGTCATATGCACGTAGCGCCGGCCGGCGTGGACGATGGAGAAGTAGATGCCGCGCGCGATCGCCATGCCGGCGGGCAGCCCGCGCACAGTGAGCGACGTGCCGCCGCTGCCGCTTCCGTCGACCAGGCCGTCCGCCGCGATCATGTTGGCCGGCCGGTTCGGCTGGTCGATGGAGATCGAGCCGTCGTCCGTGAGCGCCTGCGTCAGGGCTGCCACCAGGTCGCGGCCGGGCGCGTCGAGGCGCAGCTGCGCGGTCTCGATGTCGGCCGCCCAGCGATCGCCCATCCGAGGGATCGGCAGGCTCTCGCCGCCGAATGCGCCCTCCTGCTCGCCGCTGTATAGCATCGGGCGCAGCGTGACGCTGGCGATGCGCTGGCGCGGGATGGAGACGCTCACCAGCGGCGCCCCAGCTTCTTCACGGCGCTGGCCTTGCCCTCGGCCTGGGCGATCGCCGCGCCGCCGCTCGCACCGCGCACCGCGCTCGCATCAGCCATCGCGTTCATCTGCGCGAGCAGGTCGGCGGTGACGACGGCGCCGCGCAGGTCGAAGTGGAAGGCCGCCGGCGCTCGGGCGTCGTCGTTCGCCGCGCGCCGCGTCTCGCCCGCCGGCGACACACGCGTGCCGCGCGGTAGCCAGGCGCGCTCGGGGCCGTGCTCGCCGAGCAGCGCCGCGCCGCCGGACCAGTATTCCGTCCCGGACGCCAACTTCGGGATCGGAGCGTAGACCGCGCCGAGGCTCGACTGCGTGCTCGCGGCTGTAATGCCGGGCGTCACGCCGCTGCCGCCACCCTTGCCGAACAGGCTGAGGACGCTCCCCAGCAGCCCGCCGGCGCCGCTCCCATCCTTGCCCACCGTCCACTTGGCGAGGAGATCGGACAGCGCGCGCATGCCCATCTGGCGGAACAGGTCCCAGATCGTGCCGGTGCCGTTCGTGAACACGTCCTGGTAGAAGCTGGCGAGCGATTGGATCCGCTCCTTGCCGAGATCGAGCCGCCGCTGCTCGACCTCGCGATCGGCGTTGTCATTGGCGACCAGCTCCTGGCCGGTCGCGATACGGAGCGCCTGCGGATCGCGGTCGAAGCCGAGAATCTGCGCGGCCTTGTTGTTGAAGTCGTCGGCACGCGCCTTCATCACGTCCAGCACGTCGACGTCGTGGGCGCCGGCCGAGATCTTGGTCAGCAGCTCGAGCTCCTCGCGCGTGCGCTTGGCCGCGTCGTTGAACTCGTCGAGCGACAGCTTGCCCTTGGTCCAGGCGACGTGGAAGTGGTCGCTGTGCCCCTTGTCGCCGGGCCCGAGCAGCTCGATCACGTCGATGCCGCGGCTCTCGAAGATGCGGCGCACATCGTCCTTCGTCATCGACGACATGCCGCCGGCCGGTACGAAGTCGATCGCGTTGCCGCGTACGTGGTTGGAGTTGGGCGCCCCACCGATTGCGCGATTGTGCTCGGCGGTGCGGGTGGTGCTCGTCACGTGGACGCCCGGGATGGCTTCGCGCAGCATCTTGGCGACAGCGTTGCTGGTCAGCGTCTCGGTGTCGGCGCGCGCCTTGCCGAGGGCGCGTTCGGCCGCTTCCGCCTTCCGGATCCGCTCGAGCTCGGCATCGCGCGTGGCGATGAGCTGGCGCTGGCGCGTCACCAGCGCGTCGCCGATCAGCGTTTCCATCGCCTTCTGCAGGTCGCGTTGGTAGGTGGCCTCGACCTTGCCCTGCGGCGTCGACGTGGCCTCGACCCGCATGCCGATGAGCCGGTTGAACCCGAGCTGGAAGCCCTTCTCGAGGCGCTCGACCTCCGAGGCGTTGACCTTCAGCGCCGCGGTGAGCTCGTCGATCTTGCCCTGCTGCATTGCGGCGTTGGCACCGGCGACCCCGCTCATCAGCCCGGGCGCGGTACCGCCGGCGTTCGCCTGAGTCGCCTGCGCGGCCACCAGGCGCGCGCGCGCGGCCTGCAGCTCCGCCTCGGTGCGCTTCCGAGTGGCGAGCGTCGCGTCCAGCTCAATCTTGATATTGGCGACATCGATCGCTTGCTTGCGCTCGGCCGTCTGCAGCGCCTTGCCCTGCGCGTCGGCGAGATCGAGAACCGCCTTGCGGTGCGCCTCGGCGGCCTCCTTGGCCTTCTTCGACGCCTCGCTCTCCTCCCACAGCTTCGACACGAGCGGGCCGAGCACCATCACCGCGACCTGGATGGCGACGCCCCATGGGCCCATCATGAAGCGGGCGAAGTTGCCGACCGCACCCTGAGCATACTGGAGCTGGCCGACCAACTGGCCGCCCTGCACCACGAAGGCGTTGATGGCGTTGCCGCCCATGCTGACCTGAGTGAAGAAGTCCTGGATCTGCGGCGCGGCCGCGGCGAACGACGAGCCGGACCGCTTGGCCGTCCGCTGCGCCGTACCGCCGGCCGCCTCGAGGTTCTCGTGAGCGCGCCAGGCCGCCTTGGAATAGTCGTCCAGCGACAGCACGCCGGCCGCCATGAGCGTGCGCGCCTCACCGATCTCGGCGTCGAAGCGCTGCTGCGCCATGTAGAGCGGGTCGATCGCGCGGCGCAGCGCCTCGGCGCGCTCCTCCATCTTCTCATAGGCGGCCGCGAACACCGCGGCGCTGCTCTCCGCGCTCTTGCCGACGTTCTCGCGCGTGCCGGCGTACATGTCGAGCTTGCCCGGGGTCAGCCCCGGCATCAGCGTCTCGAGCTTGCGCGCGTCGCGCTCCGCCTTGGCGATCGCGGCCTGCGCCTCCTCGCCCGACCGCACCGCGCGCTTGGCGATGCGATCGAAGGCGGCATCGCCGGTGGTGCCGATCTCGCGGAGATCCGCGACGACCTCGCCCTTGCCAACGGTACCGAGACGGATGCCGACGCTACGCATGATCGCCGCCCTCCGTTTCGGTGCCGGGATCCTCCCCGGCCAGGTTGTCGATGATGATCGGCTCGATGCGCGGCAGCACGTCGGCGAGCAGCTCGAGGTCAGCGCCGAGGTGGAGCCCGACCGTCATGATCGAGCCGAAGTCGAGCCCGATCGGCGCGCCGGTACCGGCGGTGCGGATCTGGCGGTCACACGAGGTCAGGACGCGCCAGACGTCCTCTTCGGCTTCGCTCTGCGGCTCCTCGACGACGTAGGCGCACGGCGCGCACCGCCGGCCCTGGCCGGCTTCGCAGGAGAGATGGCAAAAGCGCTGCCCCGCGTCGCCGCCTCCCCAATGCCACTCGGCGAGGCGGCAGAGCCGTTTCCCGGCTCGGCCCGCTGCCGCTCGCGCATCACGAACGGCGTGACATAGGCCTCCTCGAAGGCGTCGACCGCGAGCGGGTCGGAGAGCACCAGCGCCAGGTTCTCGGCCGAGAACGGCAGCAGGTCGAAGACGGGCTCGCCGGCGACGAGGAGCGGCGCGCCGTCCTCGCCGGTCGCGGTGACGAAGACGTCCCGCCAGTCCTTCGCGCCCTCCAGGATGAGCGCCCGGGTCATGGCGTCGCCCATCTCCTCGATCATGTCGATCGCGGACATGGGCTCTGCGCCGTCCACCATCTCGGCGAGCTCGGCCTGCGACGCCGCGCGCGCGGCGCGGCGCGCGCGGATCAGCATGGTGCGGGTGATCGGCGCGAAGAGGACCTCGGCGCCCATGACGGGCGTCCAGGCCGGCGCCGGCGCGGCTCGGTTGGCGATCAGCATCAGGCGTAGCTCGCCACGTCGTTCTTCAGCGTCACGACGACCGTGTTGCTCGCGCCGGGCTTGGAGCTCTGCCAGTTGTAGCTGGCCTGGATCGCGCCGGGGCCCTGGATCGGGTTCTTCGCTCGCGGCAGGAACACGCGGCCGACGGTGAAGAGCAGCTCGTGGTTGCCGACCTTCCAGCCGAACACGAGCTCGATCGGGGTTGGCGGGCTCGTCGTCGCCGCGTTGAGCAGCGTGCGATCCTTGAACTTGATCGTCACCGAGCCCGTCATCTGCGCCATCGCCGGATCGCTGTCCTCGATGCGGCCGTCCGGCTGGATGGTCTCGACCTTCTCGAGGTTGTTCGAGAAGGTGAAGTCGGCGCTGACGACCGATCCGAGGATCTGACCATCCTTGCGGATATAGCCGGTCGCCTGCGGGAAGCGGGTCGTCGCGAGCTCGACGGGGTTGGCGCTTCCGACCGTCGCGTCGACCGGGTCGCTCTCGCCGATGCAGACCAGGCTGCAGGTGGCGTTGAGCAGCCCACCGCGCGCCATCGAGATGCGCAGCTGGTTGCCGCGCGCGCCGCGGTGCACCGAGAAGCTCGGGACCTCGGGCATGCCGATCTCGATCGACATGGAGGGCAGCGTCTGCGCGCCCGAGCGGAAGACGTGCTGGAACACGTCCGCGCCGTTGACCTGGGTCGGCCCCGACGTGGTCGGGTCGCCGAAGAAGAGCTGCAGGAAGCGCGCGAAATTGCGCACGTCCACCGGCACGACGATATCGCCGTCGTTGGTCGCTACGTCCGGCGTCGGATCCTGCATCTCACGGCCCTGGCCGAGCAGATCGCTCTCGATCAGGCCGCGTTCCTCGCCGAGGCCGTGCGAGACGAACGGCACGCGGAACCACTTGGCGGCGGCACCGGGCACCGTGCCCGGGGTGGTTTCGAACGCGGCGACGGCGCGCGCGTTCGCCCCGCGTGCGCGGGTCGTGGGGGTAAGAGCCATGGCGGCATCTCCTCGGAGGGTCAGGTAAGGGGGGTGTCGGTGACGTAGCTGGCCACCAGGCTGAGCAGCGTGCCGCGCAACCCGGGCGCGTTGTCGGCGCGGACGTTCTGCGTCGACGGCGCTTCCGGCTCGATCCAGTCGCAAAGGCCGCCGAGCTGCCGGTCGGCCGCGATCGCGGCGTCCAGCGCCATCAGCGCGCCGTCGAGCGCATCCTCGTCGGCCATGGTGACCTCGAGCGGGATGCGGTGGGTCCAGTTGTAGGCGAGCGGGCTCAGGTCGATCTCGGGATCGCCCGGGTCGCCGGCGCGCACCACGATACGGCCGCCGGTGCGGACGCGAGTCGGCAGATCCTCGTGATCGTCGAGCCCCACCACTTCGGCCCCGGGCAGCGTCGCCTTTGCCAAGGCGAGGATGGCGCGCAGCACCTCGAGGCGGCGGCTCATGAGCGACCCAGACGGTTGTCGAAGGCCTGCTCGTAGCGCACCGCCCAGCGGCCAGCGCTGGCGTCCAGGTCGAAGAGCTTCGGCATGGTGACGCTCCGCGTGAGCACGAACATGAGAGTGAGCTTCGGCTCGCGCCCGGCTTCCACGCGGCGCCGGGTCGGCGCGCGCACATTGCTTCCGCCGCGGCGCGCGCGGCCGGCGACCAGGTCCATGAAGGCGAGCAGCCGGCCGGCGCGACCCTTGCGGATCACGAAGTCGGTGTTGAACCGGCTCTCGCACTCCTCGGGCGTGATCGCGCCGGCCTGCAGGCGGCTCGGCCGCTGGCCGTTGCCGCGCAGGCGCCCGCTCCTGGACCGGGCCCGAGGCACGTTGCTCGTCGGGATCCAGAGGAACTGCGAGCCGGCGACAGGCCGGATCGTCGCGCCGCGCGTGAACGCGTCCATGATCTCGGGCGCGCGCGAGTAGACGACGCCGGCGGGGTTGATGCTGTTCCTCTGACCGTCCGGGTACGAGCGCGCCGTCCAGGTGTTCGGCAGCCGATCGCCCAGCCCCAGCGATCGCGTCTGCTGGCGCAGCTCGTCGCGGGTGAGCGGGGCGGTGTCGCGCATCGCGTCGGTCGCGGCGCGCGCGATATCGCCCTCGATCTCGTTGGCCAGGTCCGAGAAGCCGAAGGTCGCCGCGGAGAGCATCAGACCTCCGCGGCGCCGATCTTCCAGGTCAGACCCTCGGCGTCGAGCATCGCGTCGCCGATCAGACGGAACGAGACGCCGGCGATCGTCAGCAGATCGCCGTCACGCGGTTCGTCGACGTCGCCGCGCTGGATCTCGAAGGCGTTCGTGCCCTGGACAATGACACCCTCTCCGAAGCGGACCTGCTCGTCGGGCCGGCTCCGGATGACGCGGATCGAGTCGGCCAGCGGCTCGCCACCGGCCGGGGTGAACCGAGCGTCGACCGCTCCCGGCCCCCGGAACAGCGCGCCCAGGGAGGCCGAGAACGGATCGAACATCAGCGGCGGCCGCCGCGCGCCGGCGCCGCGGGTGCGGCGGGCTCGCTCTCGCCCTCGCCCTCGCCCTCGGCGCCTTCCTCGGCACCGTCCTCGTCGTCGGCCAGCTCTTCGGCGAGCTTCGCCTTGACCATGTCCGCGGCACGGCCCTCGGTCATTTCGAGCTTTTCGTCGCCCACGGGCACCACGGTGTCCGCGGAAACGAAGGCGCCGCCATTCAGATACGCGGCGCTCAGGAGCAGGATCTTCTTCATCGTGGCAGGTTCCTCGCTGTCGGCCACCCAAGCGGCGCGCCGATGCAGGTGGTGGGGCCGGCTTAGAAGCTGGCGTTGAGGCGGACGTTGGCCGTGGTGGCGCCCGCGGCGCGCGCCGCGGTGAAGACGCCGATCGGCGTGTTCGCGCCGGCCGTGGCGGTCACGACCTTGGCCGTGTTGTCCCAATAAGCCTTGGCGCCCTCGGCGACGGCGTTGGCGTCCTTCGCCAGGTCGTAGCAGCCGACCAGCTCGAACACGCCGCGCGCGCCAACGGCGAGCGCCGACTTGGCGACGCCGAAGACGGCGCCGATGAGCGCGCCGGCGCCGGCAGCAACGGCATAGGGCGCGGTGAGGGTGAGCGAGTCACCCTTGGCGGTGAAATTACGCATCGTGGGGATCTCCCGAAACGGCACGGGCGGCTCGAGGCCGCCCGTGTCACGTCATGGCTGGTGGGGTGGAGCGGCTTAGTTGGCCGCGCCCGGATTCTTGAAGAGGCCACGGTGATCGATCGCCTTGGCGCCGAACACGAGCCGGCCCTTGATGTCGATGCCGTCGACCTCGAAGCCCTGGCGCTCCTCGGTCTGCAGGCCCTCGTAGCCGGCCAGGTACGCATACTCGATCGTGTCGATCGGCTGCGCGTTCGGGTCGGCGGCGAGGAAGAAGCTGTAGTCGAGGATCCGCGGCTCGACCTGCGGCTGCAGCGCCCGGTTGTAGTCCGGGTTGATGTCGCCGTTGATCGTCGCCTGGTAGTTGGCCGAGGTGAACTGGTTGGCCTGCTGCTCGCGCAGCGGACCCACCACCAGGTGCGCCGGGGTGGCCGAGGTGAAGCGACCCTTGGGCGCGCGCTGGGTGCGCATCGCGGTGCGGCCCGCCTGCAGCGAGTCGATCGAGATGGCCGAGCCGGCCGCGGCGAGGTTGCCATGGGTCGCGTGGAACAGCGGCACGCCGTCCGACATGAGCGGGTTGCTGAGCAGGATCGCATAGACGACGTCGCCTTCGACCTGCGCGGCCTCCTGGCCCATCGCCTGCGGGATGCGATCGAACGCGCCCAGGTCGTCGTTGATGATCGTCTCCCAAGTCAGCGAGATGATCTGGCCCCACTTGCCGACCGTGTACTGCTCGGCCGAGTCACCGACTGTCGCGTACTGATACTCGGCACCTTCGGCGACCTGCTGCATCGCCGAGATGTCGGACAGCGCGACGCGGCTCACCGGCCGGAAGTCGGGCACCGACGCCTGGCGGCAGAAGGCAGTGAACGTGCGCGGCGCGAGCTCGTAGCCGCGGCGCAGCGTGCGCGTCACGGTATTGGCGAGCACCGCCGGGAAGTCGCCGGTGGCATGCTGGCCGGCGTTGCGCGGCTGGCGGTAGCGGAACACCGCCTGGGCGACCTCGGGGTCGCTCATGTTGCGGGTGCTGACGCCGGTCGAGTCGAGGAAGTCGCGGGCGAGCACGATCAGGCGACGGCCCGCGAAGCCGCGCGCGTCGTCGTTGAGCTGGTTGCGCGGATTGGCACGGTGCGCGATCGCCAGGCTCATCGCGTCGGCGCGCGCCTGGAACTGCGCGGCGGGGATCAGCGCCGGCGAATAGTTGGTGATGGTCGGCGCGGCCGTGGCGATCTGGTCGATGATGCGCGTGCGCGCCGCCTCGATCGATACGCCCTCGTTGACCAGGGTGTCGGCGAAGGCGCCGTCCAGGCGAGCGCGGCTCACCTCGTTGCGGATGGTCGACGCGCGGGTGCGCTCGGCGACGATCGCCTGCTGTGCCGCAGCGCTCGCCGCGTCGGCGATGTTGGTCGGCTGAGCCGGGTTCTCGATCGTGATGGCAGGAGTGGTCGGGGTGGTCGAGGGCGTCGGGGTCGGCGCCGGCACGATATCGGACATCGAAGTCTCCGAAGTGGGAGGGGTGGCGGCTGGCGCCTGGTTACTCGTCGCCATGGCGATGAGGGGGTGGGCCGGCACGGCGCGGAAGCCGAACTTGCTCGGGTCGAGCATGTTGGTCGCGGTCGCGTTGCCGGAGATCTCGTCGATGAACTTCATGGCCAGCGCTTCCTGCGCGGTCATCCAGGTCTCGGCGTCGAGGAGCGGGCTCAGCTCCTCCTCGCTCATGCCGGTGCGCGCCGCGTAGATCCCGACGAGCTGGCGCTGCAGGAAGTCGAGGCGGTCGGCGACGCTGCGCAGATCGTCCGCGTCGCCGTATGTCCCGTCGGAAGGCTTGTGGATCATCATCACCGCGTTCTCGGCCATGATGATGCGATCGCCGGCCATGGCGATGACGCTAGCGATCGAGCCCGCGACGCCGTCGACGATCACGGTGACCTTGCGGGGCGACGACTTGAGCGCGTTGTAGATCGCGAAGCCGTCGAAGAGCAGGCCGCCGAGCGAGTTGATGCGGACCGTGATGTCGTCGGGCGCATGCTGGATGCGGTCGACCATCCACGAGGCCTCGAGACCGTCGCAGCTGTCGCCGACGATCCCGTAGAGAAGGATTTCCATGGGGTCAGTCCTTTCGGGGCGGGGTGCCGGCGGACGGCTGGAGGGCGTTGCCCACCTGCGTCACGCGGCGAGGGTCGCAGTCGAAGGTGAGGCTCGCGGCGTCGACCTTGTCGGCCCAGCGCTTCCACCGGGCGAGCAGCGCGTCGGGATCCTCGCCGCGCTCGCGGATTGCGGTCTCCGGATCCATGAGGCCGGCGCGCACCATGTCGCGGATCGCCATGCCCTCGCTGGCGACGTCGAGCATCGCGCGCGCCGGCGGGGTCCATGCGACCGTGCAGCCATCGGTGTTGTGGCCGGCGAGCTGGGCCGCGCGCAGGAACCACGCGCCAGCGGGCTCGCAGAATTGCGGGATCAGCATGTTCCAGGTCCAGCTGTCCAGCTGGCGATAATACTGGATCCGGCCGATGCGCCCCGACGAAAAGTTGACCGCCTCGAGATCGCCGAAGATGTCATAGGGCAGGTTCATGCCGGTGGCGAAGGTGCGCACCGAGATCTTCGTGAAGTCGACGTAGCCATCGACACCGGGCGGGTTGGCGAACTCGATCTGGGTGCCCGCGGGCACGTCCTCGATCAGGCCGGGCTCGATGACCTCGGCGAGGTCCTGCTCCTCGCCGTCGTCGTCGGTGGCACCGATGCGGAACACCGCCCAGCTCGCCGCGATCTTCTGGCGGAGCAGCTGCGCGTCCTGATAGTCGCGGAAGTCCTGCATGGGCAGGATGACCGGAGCGAACCAGCTGGCGCCGTGCTGCTGCCCGGGGCGATCCTGGCGGAAGACGTGTATCACGTCGCGCGCCGGTACCGGCGTCGCCGTCAGGCTGCGCATAGCGACCGATCCGGGGTGCTGCGGGAAGAGCCAATAGGCCTCTCGCGAGCCGAGCTGGTCGAGCTGGATGCCCGAGACGTAGGCACCGCGATCGAAGATGCCGTTGCGGGTGGCGTCGAGGTGATCGGGCTCGAGCAGCTGCAGCTGGAACGGTACCGGCAGGCCGTCGCGCGCGAAGCGCGCGCGGTACCGCGCCAGCACCGAGCCGCTCTCCACCACCGTGCGGGCCGCCTGGTGCTGCAGGCCGTAGAGGTTCTGCCGGCCGTCCGCGTCGCAGGCGGTGCTCTCGAAGTGCGCCTTGGCCAGCGCAGTCAGCGCCTCGTCCGGCCTGCCGCCGCGCATGACCTGAAAGGTGATGCCGGTGCCGACCAGGTCGGTCGCAATCGCGGACACGGCACGCTCCGCGTAGGGGTTGTTGCGCACCATGTCGCGCGCGGTCTGCGCGAGGATCTGCGCCGCGCCCTGCAGCTCGTAATTGGCGTCCTTGGCAGTGCGCCGCCAACCCTGCGTCCGGCGCGAGCTCGTCGCGCCGTCATACTGCGCGCGGATCCCGCGCAGCGAGGCGCTCTGGGTCTTCGCCCGCTCCAAGCGGACGCGAGCCTCGGCGCGAGCGGCCGCGAAGCCGGGCGCGATCGCGGCGATGGTGCGCTCGAGCATGCCCATCAGCAGCCATTCCGCCATGCGGCCGCGCGCCGGCGACGTCGCCCGCTGCCAGGTGCGAAGGCGAGCGAGTCCATGATGCGCTGCTCCGCCTTCAGCATCGCGTCGGCCGACTGGTAGGTGACCTCGCGGCCGTCGGCATAGCGCACGCGCATGATGCCGCTGGCGATCGCCGCGCGCAGGGTGTCGAGGTCGGTCTGCGAGAACGCCATCAGCGCCGCCCTCCTAGATGGCTGCCCCGGGGCTTTCCGGTCAGCGGGTTGATCTTGCGTGGCTTGGGCTTCGGCGCTGGTGGCGCGCGTGCCTGATGCGGCGTCGGCTTGGCCGTCGCCGCCACCTCGGCTTCTTCCTCGACCTCGTGGCGCACCGGCGTGCGCAGATCGGCGCCAACCGCCTTCGCCCATTTGGCGTCCGACCAGCGATCCAATCCCAGCGCGTAGGCTGCGGCGCGCGCATAGACGCGGCAGTCGATCGCCTCGTTGCGCTCGCGGGTCTTCTGCCACTCCTGCCTGGTGAAGCCGGTGCGCTTGTTCTTCGTCGTGATCAGCTGCTCGGCGACGAGCTGCTGCAGCCACTCCGCGTCAGTGCCCATCGGCAGGTGAATGTACCCGGGTGGGTAATCCTCGCCGTCGAGCGGCTGCTCGAGCCGCAGCCAGGCGTACGTCTCGGACTTGAAGAGCGAGACCGCGATCGTCCAGAGTTGGACGCCGCGGGCGACCTTCGCACCGCGCACCGTTACGTCGACCCAGGTCGGTCCCATAACCGGCATGGAGGCGTTGAAGCTGCCGGTGCCCTTGATGGCCATCACCTCGCGCGGGTGGCGCCGCGCCCAGGCGTAGACGTGGGTGGTGGAATGACCGTCGCCGGTGTCGATCGCGAGCTTCGACATGCGGATCCGACGACCGGACGGCGTTTCCCACTCCTCGCCGAGGAAGGCGTCCATCTCCTTCCACACGTCCGGCCTTGAGGGATCGCCGTAAAAAACCCGGTGCTCGATGAGGACGCTTCGCATCCCCTTGCCCCAACCCCACACGCTCGCCTCGATGCGATCGCGCTGGACGTCGGAGCCAACGGTGATGCGGGCGACCCAATCCGGAGCTTCGCCCAAGGTCAGCTCCTGCGATCTACGCTCGTAGAGCCGCTGCCAATCGGGCGCCTCGCCCTTCTCGACCCAGGTCAGTCCCAGCGCGGTGTTGGTCCAGACCTTGTAGGTGTCCGGCGTCTTGCGCGCCTCAAGGAAGGCGGTGACGGTCGCCGACAGCTTCACCCAGGAGGAGTAAGCCTCCCAGATGTGGAAGCCGGCGATTCCGGTGAACGGCGCGGTCGCGCGCCACTCGCCCTTCAGCACGACGCCCCAGCGGTCCGCGTCGTCCCAGATGCAGCCGTGGTGCTCGCAGACGTAATGGGCGGTGTCGGGCCGGTGCGCGCCGGCCTTGGTCTTGTCCCATCGCACCTGCTCCCACTTGAGGACCTGGTGCTCGCCGCACTGGTGGCACGGCACGAAGAAGTAGCGCTTGTCCGACTCCTCGAACTTGGCCTCGATCCGGCACGCGCCCGCGATCGTCGGCGTAGATCCCGCCAGCTTGCGCCGGTTCCAGAAGTTGTTGGTCCGCTTGTACGCCAGGGTGAGCGGGTCACCCTCGACGCCGGCCGAGGCCGGATAGCGGCTCACCTCGTCAGCAAGGATGACGCGCATCGGCCGGGACGCCAGCGACGACGGACTGTTCGCTCCGACGACCACGAGCTGCCCGCCCGGGAAGCGCTTCTGCAGCAGCTTGTTGCCGCTGTCCCGGCTCTTCGCCTCCGAGATCTTCACACGCAGCCGGGGCGAGTCGCGCACCATCGGCGTGAGCCGGTCGGTCGACCAAGCCTCCGCCATCTCGAGCGTCGGCTGCATCACCATGATCGGTGATGGATCCTGGTCGATGAAGTAGCCGACGATGTTGTTGATGATCTCGGTCCACCCGACCTGGGCGGACTTCATCACCACGACCTCTTCGATCAGCGGGTCGCTGACCGCGTCCATGATGCCGCGCTGGAACTCAGCTCGGCTCGTGTCCCACTGCCCGGGCTCCGCGCTTGCCTCGGGGCTTAGCTTGCGGTGCTTGTCCGCCCACTGGCTCACCGTCAGCCGGGGCGGCGGCGCGAACACCGGCCACCAGGCCGACGCCGCCTCCGCGATCTCCGCCGTCGCCACCAGGTGGTTGGCGATCGGGCTCGACCGGCTGGGCACCGACCGTCGTGCCGGCGAGCTCGGCGAGCGCTTCATGCACGAGCTCCGTCAGCTTCTCCTGGATCGCGATCGGCGACTTCATCGCCGAGATCGCAGGGGCGCATTTGCTCGGCAGCGCGAGCAGCTTGGCGCGCACGCGGGCGAAGGCACCCTGCACCGCGAGGTTGACCTCGGCCCGGGGCAGCAGCTCGCGCCGCCGCTCCGCGTTCTTCATCGCCGCCTCGTCGGCCTTCTCGGCCGCGAGGCGGGCCTTGTGCTGGTCGAGCGTCTTACCCTTGCCGGCGACCGCGTTAGCGCTGGTCCAGGCGGCGACGAACTCGCCGAGGGTGGCGCCGTCACCAGGCAGCTCGCCCTTTGCGCGCAGGTCCGAGATCCAGCGGCTGGACTTGCCGAACAGGGCCGCCACTTCACTGAGCGTCGGCCTGTAACCCGCCAAATCCATGGGTTTTCGCCCCCCATGATGATGAAGTGACGAAATCGGCTGTACCTAGCGCGATGGCGCGCCATTGCCCCCCGCATAGCGGCCGCGCCGGGGAGGACCCGAAGGGTGGGGGGGGTGGCTCGCCACATTCGTTCGTCGGCGCGCAACTTTCGTGCGCGGCGCCGCCTCGGCCGCCCTCGGCCGGGAGGATCACGGCCGACCGGCGCCCGGTCGGGCTCCAGCCGACGGTCTGGGGACCGGGGGGCGCCTGTCAGGGCGCCGCCCGGTCGGCCCGCTCAGTCAATCGTGACGCCGAGCCCATCGAGCTCGTGTTCGATCCCGTCGATGCGACGCTGCAGCTCCGCGGCGACCCAGGGGCGAACCGCGTTGAGCATGTCCTTGTCCTGGTACTCGCCGCTGAGCGTCACGCCGAGGATGTTGCCGCGCTCGACGTCGTCGCGGCGTGTGGCCAGCGTCAGGCGCTCGTCGATCAGGCGCTTGGCCCGGCTCACGTCGGCGATCTTCATGCGGCCTTGCCCATCGTGCCGTCCTGGGCGGCACGCTCGAGCACGAACTCCTCGCCCGGGCTGGTCACGCCGAAGCCCAGGCCGCGCAGCTTGTCGCCGTGCGGGCCCTTGAGCGCGGCGCGCACCGCGGTCTTGTCGACCGCCTCGGTGACGCGGACATAGTCCTTCGCCCAGCGGTGCTGCTTGAGCGCAGCCACCGCCTCGTCCTCGGTGCCAGGCACGACGACGGCGCTTCGGCCGGCCTTGCTGCCGACGATACAGCCGAGCAGCTCCATCGTCTTCCGCTTGGCGGGCAGCAGGCCGAAGCCGGTCCGCCGCCACCACGGTTCGAGCTGCTCGCGCAGCTGATCCCGCTCGGCGATCATCGGTGCGATGATGGCATCGGCGACGGCGTTGGTGTCGGCGATCGCCTTGTCCCGGGCGACCTCGGCCGACTGGATCTCGTAGCCGAGCCGGGCGAAGCGCTCGAAGAGGGGGCTGGCCTGCTCGAGCGAGCCGTTGATGCGCAGCTTCACGGTCATGCTGCTGGCGCCGGCGTGATGGCGGCGACGATCGGGGCGACGGCGAAGCCCGCGGCCGCTGCCGGGTTGGCGAGCAGCGCGCGGATCGTGCCGAGCGTCAAGCCGACGATCGCGGTCTCAGGGTGACCGGCGTTGAGGAGGTCGGACAGGGTCCGGGTTTCGAGCTGCATCACCAGATCGCGCCTTCCTTGGTGACGCGCAACGGCGGCCGCTGCGGCGTCGGCGAACGGAGAACGGCGCGCATGTCGCGGCAGAGGCGATCCAGCGCCTCCTCTACCTCGAGGACGTCGCCGGTGGATTGGGCCAGCCCCGCTCGGTGGACCAGCTCGTCGAAGCGCGGTGTGAAGCGTTCGAGCTGGTGCACGTTCAAGCGGGGCTGGGACACCGCGCGGTCGGCGCGGTGCAGCTGCTGATCCGCCTGAGTCGGGGCGGACGAGAGGAGGACGGGAAGCGATCGGGTCACGTGACGGCCTCCCCTCAGCCGGCGCAGGCCGCACGCCCTGGGAGGGAAGGCGAACGGGCTGCTGCGGGCGCAGCTATGGCGGGGTCGTTTGTGCCGAGCTCGTGACCGCTTTTCGCCGTGCCCTTGGGGGCACTGCCCCTAAGGTCACCCCCTGCCCCACTGGTCGAGGCCGGCGACGAGCACGGCGCGCGCGCGGCGATTGGACATGCGCCAGCGCCGCGCTGCGGCGGTGAGCGGCACGCGATCGACGATGACGGCGAGCAGCATGGCGGTGTGCGGCGCCACCGCGGCGCGCCAGGCGGTATATCGCTGCTCGAGGATCACAGCGCCGAGGCGCTCGGCCGATGCGGCGTTGGGCCCGCCTCCAGAGCCGCGCTGCTCCCACTTGGCCGTGCGGACGGCGACCTCGGCCGAGATCTGCTCGTGCGCCGCGACGATGCGCTCGGCCGCGGCGAGCTGGTGATGGTCGATGGCACCAGTGCGGTGCAGCCGCGCGAGCGCGCCCTCCTGCGCTGCAGCCAGCTCGAAAAAGTGGTGGGTCTCAGGCGTGCCCTGCCTATGGCCGTAGCGCTCGCGCAGCTGCACGCGCTCTTCGATCCCGGGCGCGAGCTCGATGATTGGCGCCTTCGCCTTCTTCCGCTTGCTGGTCTTCGGTCGCCGGGGCCGCGGTGCGCCGAGCACCAGGTGCTCGATGCGCTGCTGCTCGCGCTCGGCAGAATCAGCCGCCGCTGGACGCGCGGCGCTCGGAAGGCTGTGCATGAAGATCCCCCACTTCGACGGCGGGGATATGCTCCAACATGGCGATCAGCGGCAGGTGACCTTGGGGACACGGCACACCGGCGAGGATATCCTTGTCGACGACATAGCCTTCGCGGCGCAGCTCCTCGAGCACGAGCTCGCGGAAAAGCCCAGGGATGCTGATGCCGCGCTGCGCGCCGGGCACGCGCTCGATCATGTTGGCGACGGCGAGCTGGTGCACCAACGCCTTCGCGCGCGTCTTGCTCACCCCAAGGGCCGCCATGATGTTGTTGATCGAAGGGCTCTGCCCGGTGCGCGTGATGTACGCGCGGATGAAGTTGTAGGCTTCGTCCCGCCGGCTGATTGGCTTGGAGCCGTCGGTGATCACCGCGATTGAAACACCCATCTGGCCCCTCATCCCCGACGAAAGAACATAGCGCGATCATCGGTGAATAGCCAGTTACGCACGATGAACTGACGCGGATGACCTGCTGTTCGCAGCGGAGCGTCGCTGGTAAGCAACACCTATGACGCCAGGCATTATTCCGCACTGGAGCGAGGCTATACGACGCTGGGCTACCAGCGCCGACCAGGTTGAAGCCGTGTGGGCGTTCGGCTCTCGCGTTAAGGGACGCTACCGTCCGGATAGCGACCTCGACCTAGCGTTGATCGTTGCTGGCGAAGATGACCAGGAACGCATGGGCAATGCAATCTGCATGGCTCCGCGGTGGGAAGCGGAGCTGCAGGCGCTACTTCCGGTTAAGCTGCACCTGCACTGCATGGAGCCAGACGACGTCATCGTCACTCCCGCCGTGCGGGAGCATGGCACCCTGCTCTACAGCTCGCTGAAACTTTCGATTAGGAGCGCGCAGGCGGCAGCGCGCGTAAGCTGAAGGACAGCCCTTTTTTCACGCGACAGACTTGTTTGCTGCACGCCGCTCACGTTCTAGCGTTATCCAACCGTCGATTGTACCACCATAAAATGAGAGAGCTGAGTTGACCGCTGATAGTACCTCGATCGCGTTCTGATCTCCTGCCGAAGCCGCTTCACCGAAGCTTTCTAACACGGAAGGCACATCGTCGAAGATCGCCTCCAGTCCCTTCGGGTCGATCGAAGCCTCTTCCCCATTGCTGTCTCTTGACCGACCTATCAGTGAACGGCCGACGTATGCTAATCTTCCAACGTCGTCTCCTGCGAATTTCAGCACGGCAGCGACGACCTCGTCCCTGTACCCTGCTTGAGACCATGCAAATAGCATGGACGCTGAGCGACGCTGCAGCACAATCCCGTCAATACCTAAATTCCGCAACCTTGGTATAAACGAGTCGCGCATGGCGCCATACTCGTCAATCGAGGTGATCAAGTTGTACGAGCGTGCTTGCTCGCCGCTTAGACCATGATCTTGCGTCTCAACACGCAGTAAGTACACGAGGAAGTCTAAGTATGGAGCACGGCTAAAAAGCTCTACAAGCAAGTTTTTCCACTCAGCCCCGGCCGGTGCCCTCAATGCGCCTATCGCATTTCTCGCCAGCGCCCAAGAACGGGGATGACCCCATTCCTCTATGTGCTCGCTTCCAAGCTTGGCGGCAACGCTAGCGATGGCAGACGCGAGATTACGCAGATCCGAATTCAGTAGTCGGTCGGGGGAGGTATACCGCAAATGGTCCAGCATACGCTCGGCCTTGGTCGCGCCGGAGCTACTGGACTCTTCCGCCATGCTTTCGAGAAGCTCACTCGCCGCCGAAGCCGACTCTCGGCTCGAGGAAAGTAACGCTTCAATGTCGGCAACGTCAACCGAGCCCTTAGACTTCGCAAGAGCGAAATAGATGCGGCTATGATCCGGACTTCCTAAACGTCGATCTTGAGACGCTCGCTCCCTGTGGCTACGATCCATAGCAAAAACACGTTCGTCTCCCTGTTTGATGTCCCCTTTTCCGTAGCCAAGCCTAGGAATCACTAAGTCTAATTCAGCAACCATCCTATCCCACTCGGTGCCATCAGCTTCGAGAGCTTCGTCAAGGCGTTTGCCCACCTGCGTTCTTTCACTTGGATCGATCGACCCACGCCCAGAGGCTAATACCGCAAGCGCATCAAGATATTCTTCAGTCCAACGATAGAGATGCGGATTTGCTACTGCAATGATCCGGAGCCAGACAAGATCAGCTAGATCAACCCGACCTTCAAGAGACGGCCAAATCAACCGAAGACTATCAAGGATTCTTGTAACCGTTCGGGGCGTGTCAAAGCAGCGACCACCAGTCGTATCAATCACCTGCATCAAACGTTGACCAACGCTCGCGCCGCACTCCGTGAAGAGAGCCAATTCGGTGGAAAAAAGTCGCCTCAACGCAAAAGACTCTGGTCTCGGCACGCCGATCTCAGTCTGTATAATTTTTTCCAGGAATGCACGGCCATCTCGCACGCCTATGGCCGTTTCAATAGAACGTGCGAGCGTCGTTCCATCGTAGCACAGCAGGTATGCAACGTTCGGAAAATCAGCGACCGATCGGACGAGGCGCAACAACTCGCGGACCTCAGCGGGCTCCAATCTGTCGACATCATCAACGGCTACAATAATTCGATGGTTCAACCCTTTAAGCGCCGCGGCAAGCTCATCTTTTCTGACCGAAAGAGGAGGACCTTTCGGCTCGCTGCTGGAAACCTCGCCCACCTTCTCTAAGATCGGACCCAAGACACTAAGACCTGGGACAACAGCGCCTGCTAGCCCAGTTAGCTTGCCAACTGGCCCGAGATGCTTAGCGTAGCTTCTAAGCTTCTCAGCAACATCTTGAGCCGCAATCTTTGTCTTTCGGGTGGCGTCCCCGCCACGATACTCGATGTTGGCGACTGCGGTAGCAAGCGAGTCGAAAAGCTCAGCTAGAAGCTGATCACGATCTCCTACAAGCCACGGACGAAATTCTACGACCGACGCCTTCTCAGCGTTAGATCGCAATTGCTGTAGCGTGATTGCCATGAGGCTTGACTTCCCCGAGCCCCAAGCCCCTTCAATTCCCAGAACAAGGCCTTTGGCGCCCGCCTGTGAGCTGAGGGATGACGCGATCCTCACCGCTATGGGCGCGATGCCAAAGCGATCTTCTGCTGCGGACGTGATCGGCCTATCGCCGTGAAATTCGGTTGTCATACCGCAGGCTATGCCACTCACGCGGCGCAGCCAATGCGCATGCACGCTCTCGGCGTTGAGATTTATGGAAGCCGAGCTGGTTGCCTCTCATCGCAGCGAACCAATAAGCGGTGGATGGCCCTGAGACCAAGACGAACGAGGCGGAGATGACCTCCGCCGCGGTCCCAACGACTCGGCAGAAAAGCTAGGGTTGGGACATGCCAGGAGCTTGCGATACCCGCGCGATACCCGCGCCGCCGGTCGCGGCATGGCACTCAATCGCTCCACCATAGCACTGCGGGCGAGATCCTACGCCCGGTGCGCTCTGCATCAATCCCCGCGTCGGGACGTATGACCTTCCTTGTGACGGCGCTCACAACGTTGCCGGCGCTTGTTCAACGCATTGTCGATCCGAACTAAGCCTACTTGCTCGCCTTCGGTGCCGTTCGTTCAAGCAGCAGCTTCAGATCGCCGCGTGTCTCCGCCTGCTGCACTGCCACCGCGTTGATCTTCGACTCTACCCCAACGATCCGCGCCTCAACCTTCTCAAAGCCGCTGTTCACCGTGTCGAACTTGGAGCCGTTATAGACGTACAGACCAATGATCGCGAGGAAGGGCGCGATCGCGCCCGCGATGATAAAGCCGGTGAGCCGCCGCACGTCGTCGTGCAGCTGCTTCAACTCGCGTTCTACGTTGGCCTTCCAGTCGTCAGTCATTCCGCCTGATGTGCCCCCGCCGTCATTCGGCGGCAAGGGGCCGCCGCCACGAGCGCCGCGGAAAAGATCGTAGACCTGCCCGCGAATGCCTTCGTCCCGGTTATCAGTCATCAGATCGGCTCGCTTCCGTTTGCAAGCGTCGTAGCTCCTGATAACTAGCGACCAAAGCTATGGTGAGGCGCATCGCATTTTGCGCTTCAATGAGGGAGGTCGCCGTTTTAGCGATCCGCGACATCGTCACCTCAAGCTCCCGGGACGCAAAGCTATCAGACACACCCATTAGATGAACGCCTGCTTCGCACAGGCGATCAATCGAGTTGGTAAGGCTTTTCACCGCCTGTACCGGCCACACGACCTCTGCCTTAGGATCCAAATCGGACCACATCTTAGCGATGTCATCGGGTATCCTGTAGGTTTCCGGCAGCCCTCGCATGGCGGCCTCTTGGACGCGTTTCCACTCTTCATCCTGCTCACTCACAGGGTCGCCCCCACTTGCATGGTCGGCGCCGGAGCACCTGGCGGCAGCGGTGATGGAGGTGGCTCAACGATGCCGCGCAGAAGCGTCCAGGCGGCGCTACGATGTACCAGATGGGCCATGGCTACGTAGTTTCCTTGCGCATGGCGAAGGACCCTTGCTTATGCATCGTTGGGTGCGGTGCAGGTGATGGATCGACGAGTGGTCGCAAAAGGGTCAGCGCGGCGGCGCGCTGGCCATCATCCATGCGTCGAAACAGCTCGACCCACTCCATCTCTTCGCAAGAGAGCACGGGTGGTGCTGGCGCGTCCTCAAACGGGTCGTCCGTTTCCCCCGATAGGTAGGCAGGCGTGGTGCCCAGCTCGCGTGCGATCTTGTGGAGATGGGTAGAGCCCTTCTTACTCGTGCGAAGGAGCTTGTAGATCGTGGGCTGCTTAACGCCGACGCGACGCGCGAGCTCAGACTGGGTCATACCCAAGTCCAGCATGCGCTCGCTAACTCGTTCGCTCACGATCATGGCCCAATAGGTATAGCTATGGGTATTGACCGCTACGAAGATATAGGTCTAGACCGAACTCGACCCAAAGCTATAGGGCGTGATTCGGCGTGGATGTGGACCCAACCAGCAGCAAGGCGGCCGGAGAGCTGGCGAGAGCAGTCGAGCTTCTCGGCGGGCAGGCAGCCGTCGCGCGCTTGGTCGGGGTAGCGCAACCTTCCGTTTGGAAGTGGCTGAGGCGAGGCAAGCACCTTCCGGGCGAGCACGTCCTCAAGCTCGAGAAGGCGCTCCAGGAGATCGGCTCGCCGATCAACCGCCACGATCTGCGACCGGACCTCTATCCACGCGAGGATCACGCCGTCAGTCACGACACCGCTACCATGGAGCCGGCGCGATGACGCGCGAGCGCCAGAAGCTGAAAGCGGCAGCGGCGAAGGTGTCTGCAGATGCTTGCTTCACGGAGGAGCAAGAGCAGCGGATCCACGTGATCGCTGCTCACGTTGCTCTGCAGTTGATCAGTCGCTCTTCGCCCAGCGTGCGTGGTCAGGATCGGAGGCTCGGTCGATGATCGCGTCCCAATCGATCTGCTCAGCAATTGCACGCCCGAGGATCCGCCCCTCCACTTGCTCCTCTGTCTGCTCTGACGCCGACAGAACCTCTTGGACGCGCTGCAAGGAAGTACGGAAGTCATGCACGACGCTCGATCCGTGGCGCCGCGCCACGACGTCGAGGAGGGCGAAGACGCAACGAAGTGCCACCACCGCGTCTTCGACCGGGCGATACACGTTCGCAGCCTCCTCTTGTGCGATCTGTTCCTCGCTGAGCCCAAGATTAACCAGTGACTTTCGATACTCGGCGCTAAGCGGTCGCCAGCCAAACGGCCTTTCCGACATGAGGACACCTCTTCGTGGTGTTGTAGGGACATCCACGATAGCCGGACGGGGCGGTGCGTCCAGCACCGCCCCCGAAGGCTCAAAGCTCCGCGTCGACTCACCAAGCTCGCGCGCGACAGCCGGAGGGGGACAGACCGCGTCGGCCGAACCGAATTGCCGATCGGCGCGCCTGTCCCCCGAAGGTCTCTCAACAGCTTTCCCCATCGACCGCTCGCAGGCCGGTCGATCCGTGTCCCATGTCTGCGGATCCCCCGACTGCTCAGGCGCCGGCGGCCCCCCCCGCCGGCGCCCATCAACCAGGAACAGCTTCTCTGATGCGCGTCGTTCGATCAGCGACCCTCACCCCGGTCATCTCCCGCAACGACGTTCACGCCGCAGTGCGACAGGCGCTTCGGCGCTACCTCGGCCACGGCAAGCCCCTGACGGTCAAGCAGCTCTCGAACCAGAGCGGCGTCGCCGATCGGCTAATCGAGTGCGCCTGCAACGAGGTCGGCACCGGCGACTGGCGACCTCTCCCGGTCGAGAAGCTGCTGTCCCTGGCGATGGTGCTGGGCCCCGACTTCACGAACACCTGGCTGAGCTTGGCTCGTCAGGGCTCGTTCGCAATGGCCACGACGATCGAGCAGACGCCAAGCCAGGCTGTTGCGCTGATGGCCGGCGACGTCGCCGAGTTCGCCTCCTACGCCGCCGATCAGACGATCTCGCGCGCAGAGGCGCCCAAGCTGCTCGCGATCGCGAGCCGCCAGCAGGAGCATTCCGCCCGCCTCGCGGCGCTGGCCGCTGCTGCCCAGAGCGAGCCGCGGTGAACGCGCCGGCTCGCCCTACCCCGGACACTAGCTGAGCTTCGGCTCGGTCAAATCCCGATCAACTACCATCCGCCGGGCCTGCAAGCGTCGAGCTTCCGGGAACGGCTTTCTGCTGCCGAAAGCTGCCATGTCCTACGGTGCCGCCCTCATCACGCCGCTTACCCCCGGAGGCTATTTCGCCGCCCGGCGAGCAGCACGGCAGCTCAGCGCTGTGGAGCTGGCGGAGCGGATCGACTGCCTGCCGCATATCGGCGTGCACGATCGCGCGGCGTGGTTGCGGCTGATCGAGGCTGACGTGATGCCGGCGAGCTGGTCGACGATCGCCGCGCTTTCCGAGCACCTCGCGCTCGACCTGGATCTTCTCGCTGCACTCGACGCGGCGCGTCTCGGCTCAGACGCCGCAGCGCCTGCCCACTGCCACACCTGCGGCATCACCCCGCGTCAACTACAGGAGGCGCCCGCGTGGCCGTCCGAGATCCTCTGTCCGGGGTGCAAGGCGTGAAGCCCTATTCTTCTCGCGACCATGCGCTCGGGCGCATGATCGGCTGCGCACTGCTCGGCTTCGGCATCATCCTGGAGCTCTCCGATCATCCTCGTCTCGCCTACGCCGCCCTCATCCTCGTGTTCGCGATCGTGCTTTCGATGCTGCGCGACCTGACCCTCAAGGGAGACCGCTAGTGCACCACGTCGCCTTTCCGCCGCGTCGCCAAGCTCGTGCGCGTGCGATCTCCCGACCACTGCCGCCGATCGCCGCGCCGATGCCGATCGTTGAAGGAGCGCCGCAGGCGCGCGGCCTCAGCTCGTTGGACACCATCGCGCTCCAGATCGTCGCCGGCTTCGTGTTCCCCCTCCCGGTGATCCAGGTTGGTCACTGGCTGTTCGGCTGGACCAGCGTTACCGTCATGTTCGGTGGCCAGTGATGGCGTCGCGAACCCGCACAGTTGGGCCGGTGGTTGAGATGGCCGCTCACGGCGGCACCGTGCGCACCTGCCGAGTCATGACCGAGATCTCGATCGACACGGTAGAGTTGCCGGAGGGGCACTTCGCCACGATCGTGCTCTCGCTACCGGGCAACCGCTTCGCAACGCTCGCCATCCTCGATCACGATGACGTCGAGGCGACCTGCGAGCTCCTGCGCAACGCCTCGGCCGACGCGCAGCGCGCCGATCGAGGCGGAGCGATGTTAGCGGGTGTCGCCTCTGAGGAGCGGCACTGATGCCGGCCGACGTCGCCGCGGCCGTTCAGGCTGGCAACGCCGTGCTGCTCGGCCAGGGTGACGGCACCTATGACGAGGCGCTCGACGCGATCCGGCTTCTCGTCGCCGCGGCTTCTCCGCCGGCGGTACCGCTGCAGGACGATCGATGGCGCTGGAAGCGCTTGCTTGAGAGCACGGAGGCTTTGGTCAAGCGGACGGAGACGGAGTCCGGCTTCTTTCGCGAGTGGTCGGCAGCTGAGCGCGCCGCGAAAGACGTTCGCGCCATCTTCACCAGCGTAAGCACCGGCGCGAAGGCGACTGCACAATGAGCGGCGACGATCGCGGCGAGGGCATAGGCGGCGGGGCGGTCGCGGCCGATGAGCTGCGCCTCCTGATCGAGCGCGCCGAGCGCCTCGAGGAAGAGAAGAAGGGCATCGCCGACGACATCAAGGATGTCTTCGCCGAGGCGAAGAGTCGGGGCTACGACGCCAAGGCTATCCGGCAGATCATGCGGATCCGCAAGCAGAAGCGCGAGGAGTACCAGGAAGAGCAGTCGATCCTCGAGGTCTACATGCAAGCGCTGGGCATGATCTAGTGGCGTGCCACAGCGTCCCTTTGCCGGGCGGCGGATCCGCCATCGTCTGCACCACCAGCCGGCGTCAGCGCTGCCGGTGCGGTCGCGTGGCGACGCTAGCGTGCGACTGGAAGGTGCCGACGCGCCGCAGCGGGACGTGCGACGCGCCGATCTGCACCCGCTGCACGACGTCGCCGGCGCCCGAGAAGGATCTCTGCGCGGCGCACGCGGCCGCCTTCGAGACGTGGCGCGCGGCTCGCGCCGCGGCCGCCCCCGTCGAGGGGGTGCTGCTCTGATGCGCGCGATTTCACTTTGGCAGCCATGGGCCTCCGCTATGGCTTTCGGTCACAAGACAATCGAAACCCGCAGCTGGTCGACGGATTATCGGGGACCTCTCGCGATTCACGCTGCAAAGCGGTGGACCGGCGAAGAGCGGCGGTTGAGCGCCTGTTTCGCGGAGTGGTTCGGCGCGCCCGAGCTGCTGACGCCCCCTCGCGGGTGCATCGTCGCCGTGCTCGAGCTGTACGGCTGCGAGAGCACCGAGTCTCTCGAGACGATCGCCACCAAGGAGCAGCTGCTAGGAGATTACGGCGAAGGCCGGTTCGCCTGGCGCACTCGCAACCTGCTCAAGCTCCCAGATCCGATCGCGTACCGCGGCGCGCAGGGTTTCTTCCGCGTGCCTGACAGCCTCCTCAACGAGGCGATTGGGCGGTGATGAAGCGCGCCGGCTATACCTGGACCCAGGACGCTGACGCCCAGCTGGTCGCGCTCAAGGCGCGCGGCTTGAGCGCCGGCGCGATGTCCGAGCAGCTCGGCGCCAGCCGCAACGCCGTCCTCGGCCGCCTCCATCGCCTGCGCGCCGCTGGTGACCCGCGCGTGCCCGCGGCCGAGCCGAGCCCGATCGGCGGGAAGCTTCCGAGCGCCAGCGCGCCGGCGACGCTCGGCGATCGCTTGGCCGACCTGGTGGCGGACGAAGATCTCTCGATCGAGGACGCGGCGGCGCGGCTCGGCATCAGCAAGCGTGAGGCGCTCGCGCTCTGGCAGACGATCGTCGACCGACGCGGCGAGCAAGCCGCGTGAGCCGGCGCTGCCCGCCCCTGTTCGAGCGCCTGGTCGCGCTCCCCGCCCGAGCCGGTTCGGGGAGCCGGCCGGATGCGTCGACTCCCCTCCCCATTTCCAGCACGCCGGCGGTTGGCCCCGCCGGTGCGCTCTCACGCAAGCCGGAGACCCACCAGCCATGAAGCAGAGCCGCTCCCCCGCCAAGCCCCGCGTGTCGAATAAGGCCGCGCCCAGCGCCGCCGTCGTCGCGGCGATCGCTCCGTCGACGCCGTCGCTGATCGAGCTCGATCGACTTCGCCGCGCGCCCGAGAACGTCCGGCACATCCGTGTCGACGAGGATGTTGAGAGCCTGGCCGAGGACATCACGGTCCATGGCCTGCTGACCTCGCTGATCGGTTACGAGGCGAGCTGGCCCGAGGACGCCGATCGCGTCTTCATCGTGGGCGGCGGCCGGCGCCTGCAGGCGCTCGAGCTGCTGCGCGAGCGCGGCGCGATCGCCGGCGACTTCACCGTGCCGGTCCTCATCCGCAACGTCGAGCTGGCTGTTGAGCTGTCGCTGGCGGAGAACCTGCAGCAGCGCACCATGTCGCCCGTCGACGAGTTCCACGCCTTCAAGGCGCTGATGGACACGGGGCGCCACTCGCCGGCCGAGCTGGCGAAACGGTTCGGCTTCACTGAGCGCCTGGTCAAACAGCGGCTCCGCCTGGCCGAGCTGGCTGAGCCGATCCTCGACGCGCTGGCGAACCGGCAGATCACGCTCGACACCGCCCAGGCCTATGCGACCGTCCAGGACAAGGCGCGCCAGGAGAAGGTCTTCAAGAGCCACTCGAGGATCGCGAACCCCGCGTGGAGCCACCACCCGCACAATGTCCGCCGCGACCTCCAGAACAACGCGACCACGACCGCGACGCAGCTCTTCAAGTTCGTCGGTGCCGAGAGCTACGAGATGCGCGGCGGCGACTATGAGGACGACCTCTTCTCGGAGGCGGGCCCCGATCGTGTGCTGCGCGATCCTTCGATCCTTGAAGCGGCCGCGAAGGAAATGATCGCGTTTCAGGCCGACCGGCTGCTCGCCGAGCTGCGCGAGTCGGACGCGTGGGCCCCGACGATCTCCGGCTATGTCGTCACGGCCGACCTGCAGTTGGGCACCTACGGGGTCGCGTACACCGCGAAGCCGACCGCGCCGGCAGGCTACAGGACGGTTGATCGCTACGACGACGCCCCGGTCTGGCGGACGATCCGTAACAACGGCATCGACGTGCGGGTGGTCGTCGGGATCGACCCGGAGGGCAAGCTCGCCGCTTGGCCGAAACTGCTCTTCGTCGAGGAAGATCAGGCCGACGCGGTAGATCCTCGCCACGCCGCGGCCGCGCGTCCGGCCGAGACGCCCGAGCAGGTCGCCGCGCGCCAGCGCGCCGAGGGTGTCAAGAAGTTCGCCTATCGTCGCGCGGTCGGCCCGTTTGCAGGCACCCGCTTCGAGGGACGGGCCTACTGGCCTGACGGATGGCGGGCGGAGCCGGAGAAGACGGCAGTCGACGGCGTGCCCGGCTGGCTCGTTCCCGTCCGCATCTTCGTCACCGATGCCGAGGTAGTGGCCGCGCGCAGCGGCGCCGAGCAGGACTATGACGACGATCTCGCCGCCCAGGCCCGCGCGAAGGAAGCGCAGGCGGAGCGTGAACGCGAAGCTGACGAGGCGGCGAGGCGGCGATCGGCCGAGCTGACCGCCATGGATCCGCCCGCGGTGGCAGTGATCGATGGTGAGGCGTGGTTTCGCGCAGAGGACGAGAGCTACGCGCCGGCCTACAACGAGGACGCTACCGTGGGCAGCTGGGCAGAGCTGCTCGAGCACTACGACGCGGACGATATCGCCAGCACCTTCGAGACGCGCACTGCCTTCGACCAGGCGATGGCGGACGCTGGCGCCGCGCCGATCGCGGAGGCGGCTGAGTGACGCGAGCTACCTTCATCAGCCGCGACGTGCGCGCCGGCTGCCTCGTGTGCGGCGGCTCCGACCCAAGATGGCTCGGACCGAACGCGCAAGGGGTGGCAGCGCGTCACCACGACGCGACCGGCCACGCCACCTGGTGCGACGTCGACATGAGCATCCGGTACGGTCGCGAGGAGACGGACGCGGCGCAAACCGACATCGAGGACGCGATCGGAGCTGCGGCATGAGCCGGCGCGCTTCGCCTCGCCAGGTTCGCGTCGACAACGACGGCGTGACCATGACCGTCACGCGCGAGATGCGGCTGCGGCACGTCAGCGACATCGCTCGCGGCGACGGCGTCGTGTTCGGCGGCGACAGTATGGGGCACTGGAATGTCGACCGGATCAACCGGATCCTCGACGCCATGGAGGCGCCAACTCGGCAGCTGAGCCTCCCTCCAGCCGCAATGCACGGCATGGCGATGGTCGGAGCTCCCGACCCGGTCAAGGTCGAGGCCTACGTCCGCATGGGCCTAAGCCACATGCCACCGCTGACCTTCGTCTCCCTCGACGAGCCAGAGAAGCAGGCAGGATCGATCATCCGCACGATGCTGGTCGATGGCCATCACCGCATGGCCGCGCTCTTCGTCATGGGCGTGGGATCCGTGCCAGCGCGGGTGCTCCCTCGTGAGCTCGAACGCGACGTCCGCGTCGTCGAGCTCAGCGAGGTGGCGATCTTTCCCGAGCCGCAGGTCCTCAACAACGAGATCGAGTTGGGGAGATGGCGAGCGTGAGCATGGACCTGACACACGCCATGGCCGGCTCAGCTCTGAGGCGGGCATCTGCGATCGACGACACGGTTCGTGTTGCGACTGCCGGCCTGGGTGACGATGCGCGCCGGATCGCGCGGCTCGCTGCCACCATCGCCTTCGATGCCGGCTTCGCCATGCGCGAGCTGCTGCACGCGGACCTCGCTGACGTAGCGACCGCACCATCAACCACTAGTCCAGCGATGGAGGACGAAGAGCCGTGAACGCCCCCAGCAGCATCGCCCAACTCGACCGCCGCTTCTGCAAGGCGGTTGAGGACGGCAAGGGCCTCCGCCTTGAGGCCTCCGACATTGATCTGCTCGTGACGCATGGCGTCCTGCCGGTCATTCACAATGCAAGCCAAGAATATCTTAGGGAACAAGCCAAGTGTCGGGACATGAGGCGCCGCTCTATCGCCGCGGCAAATACTGGCTCGGATGGGACCGAAAGCGCGACGGGTCGCTCCGTTCGCCTTATCTCACCGTCTTCTGGTACGACGTCGACGCAAAGCGTGTCCGCAGCTCATCAACGGGCACGACGGCCGAGGGCGAGGCAGCCCTGATCCTTGATCGTCGCTACCTCTCCGACTCGACGGAGGCCGCGGCTTTCTGCCCGACGTGCGGTCAGCCGGTCGCCCAGGCGAGCGCCTACCTGCTCACCGACGCGATCGCCGACTATCGGCTCGAGTGGGGCGACAAGCGCGCGTCAGCCGAGGCGATCGAGACGCGGCTCAATCACGTGCTCGACTTCCTGGGGGCGCAGGACAAGGCCGGCGGCCGCTTTGGCCTGGCGACGAGCTGCGCGATCGCGTGCTCGAGCGCCTTCGTCACCGACTTTCGGGCTTGGTCGCGGGCAACGCCCGCGCGCTGGCGCAACAAGGCCGGCGAGATCACGGTCGAGCGCCCGCGCGCGCCGTCGTCGACCGAGGCGTCGGTGGCGCAGCTGATCGCCGCGCTCAATCATGCCGCCAACGCTGACCCGGCGCGCTCGGACAAGCGGCCAGCGTATCGCCCGCTCCCCCCTAGCCAGGTGCAACGCGCTCGCCGGCACCGGATCGGCGTGGACCAGCTCGCGGCGATGCTGAGCTACGCGGCGGAGCCGAGCAGGCGCCGTGGCTCACTCCACCGCTTCCTGGTCGCCTCAATCTGCACGATCGCACGGCCGAGCGCTGTCTGCGACATATCGGTCGCGCCCGATCGTCACCAGTGGAGCCCCGGCGCCGACACGATCGATCTCAATCCGCAGGGCCGGATTCAGAACAAGAAGCGCCGCCCCCTCCTCCCGGTGCTGCCGCTTCTCGCCGAATGGCTCGAGGCCGAGCTGGCGGAATACCTAGCGCTGGCCGAGGAGGCTCGAGCGGGGCGCGGCTGGCTCGTGAACTACTACGGCCGGCCGGTGAAAGACGTTGATCGCGCCTGGGCGACAATGCTCGCCGAGCTGAAGATGCCGACCGGCCGCGAGTGGCGTCCGTACCTGCTGCGCCACAGCCTGGCGACGCTCGTCCGCAATCGCGGGGCGGCACGCTGGGACCTCGAAGGCTTCATGGGCCATCGCGCGCCCAGCCAAACCGAAACCTACGCGATCGGTGAGTTTCCAACGGTGGTGACCGCCCTGGGCAGCATCATCGCAGAGTTAGAGCGACTGGCTCCGGGAGCCCTGCACCGGACCAACACCGGAGCCAGTCGACCCACACCCAACCTCAGGGAGGTCAAGATGCCCGGATAA